TCGTGCGACATAATCCCTCCCTCTGTACCTAGCCCAGCCATCTCTGATCGGCACCATCTCAAGGTTGAACTCTCCATCACCAGGTATGTACTCAACAACTGAGAGTCCTTGTTGCCAGTCCTCCGCTCGATACAACGGACGACCATCCAAGTCATGCCCTCCACGAGTTGAAGGAACAGCACCATCAATACGAGCTAAGCAACCAGGCGATGCAGCGAGGATTGTTCTCGCTCCGTCATGGTCGTCCCGTGTGCGTTCAGCCCACTCTCTGCGGTGGATGTGACCGTAGATGACAGAGGTTTTGACTGTCGCTAAATACTTGTGGGCGGTGCTTCCACCGGATGCAACCTTGTCACCATGAATGACATGAAGACGCTGGTTGATCCAATGCGCACCCGTCGGGTAACCAGGCAGATATTCCACCCCATAGTCGTCAAGGTTGCAGAGATACGGCACCGACATCACAGGCCACTCTTCAGGACGCAAACCTCGACGCAACCCAAACGCTGCACCAGCACCGTCAAGGATGAAGTTGCCAAGCCGTTCCTCATGGTTGCCTGCGATCCAAATGATTCGAGCATCTGGGGCTAGTTTGCGGAGTTGTGCGCACAGCTGGCTGGCACGGTCAATCGCAGCCTGAGTGGTTCGTGCGAATGCTGGGGTGTACCGGTATTTGCCGAACTCACAGAGGTCTAAGTTGTCTCCGACTAGAACGATTTGGTCAGGCTTGGAGGATTTGACGATTTGTAATGCAACGTCTAAGGCTTGCTCATCATGGATTGGTTCGAGTGTGTTGTTGTGGCTTCTGAAGTATCCGAGTTGCATGTCTGGGAGAACGACTGCGACTGCATAGTCTCGTTGCGGTGTCTTCGTTGTCTTCGTTGCAGGGAGTGCATACTTCTTGCCTTGTTGTACAACAGGCCACGAAGGATAACACGACTGCCGTATTTCATTGAGTAGTGACATTAGCAGCCCTGTATCGAGTGATAACTGACGGAGAGAGCTTTATCTGTCGGGCTTGCAACGCTTTAACAATTTGAGTCGGACGAATGTTTGGATCATTCAACGCATCCAACAAGTCACGACCATCTGCTTCACCGAGTTTGGCAAGAATGAAGTCAATGCTTCCGCTGTTACCAACGGCCTGACCTTTAATTTCGTTTAGAAACTTCCCCACCTGTAGCCTCCTTGAGATGCCAGTCGATATGCGAATCTAACTTACTATCAATTCGCTCCACTTTTCCACCGACTGACCGCAGGATTTCCATGACGTTTGCATGGTCGTTCGTGTTCTCTTTTCTTACCTTCAGCAGAAGCGTAGTAATGATTCCACCAACAGCGGTGACCAACGCTGCGAGAACAACCTCCACGTCACGCCTGCACCTTCGAAGCCAGCCAAGCCTTAACCCGCTCCGGCTTATTGTCGCCAGCAACATAACGAAGATGCCAAGGCTCACTAGGAACCACTTCCCACGAGAACCCAAACGAGACAGCGTTCTTCTTCAACCACTCCAACCGTTTCCCGTTGGCGTTCGCAATATCGATAGCGATACCGAGGTTGTGCTTCGATGTGCCAGGGGTAGCAAGTGGTGCCATGCCCTTCTTGAGATACCAGGCTTGACCTTTGTAGACCTTCGGCTTCACATTTTTCACAGGTTCCAGTTGGTGCCTTTGATAGAACCCATACTCCTGAGTTTCCAAACTGCGATATGTATCGGCTTGCGAAGTCGGAGATAGGTCAATTCCTTCAGCGTTCGCAGCAGCATCCATCGCCTCATACGCATCAGCAGCGCATTGATGCAACTTGCCTTTGCCTTCAATCGCTCGAAGCAGCTTCGCTGGCAACTTGCCAGGCACAGCGTTCTTCAAACATGAGCACAGCACAACAGGGATGATCGGCAGGTCACCCTGCTTCTTGGCTGAGGCCATTACTTGGCTTTGCCGAATGCTTCAGCAATCTCATCTTTAGTCAACACACCATCAGATGACCATGCACGGAGCAAGGCTTCGGTGACTTTGGCTGCTGCAACGATGCCTGCGATTGCTGCTGCCTTCCAAAGTTCCACGTCGAGGACTGCACCACCGGCAACAGCAGCCAAAGCTGATGAGCCGAATACTGCAACGATACGAAGGATGAGGGTTTTAAGAGTTTCCATTGTTGTCCTTATTGGTGAATGCGCCGATGAAGTGCAGAACGAGAGCTGCTGCGGTGAGCCAGATCACGATCTGTTGCAACTTGCCAGACAACGTAAGGATGGTGGTGATTGATGCTGCGATTGTCCATATCAGCGCATGGAACTCACCCCAAAACTTCATCACTTAATCCTTCGTGCTGGTGCAGGGGCTACCGTCAAGAATACAGCACCCAAAGCAATCAGCGCACGACGAGTACCAACTGGCACAGTCGAGTTCAGTGGAACATAGTTATCTGCGAAACCTTGGAAGATATTCAATACAGATTCGAATGCTTTACGCACCGAGTTAGGTGCTTCCTGTACCGCTTCAACTACCGCTTCGGCTTCGTCGGGGCTGAGTTCGGTTGGGGCGATTTCGCTGAAGAGCTGTTCGGCTTGGTCGGTGGTGATGTTTTCAAGTACGGCTGGGGAAGTGATGAGCAGAGTGGCTTGGCTGGTGTCTAGGTCTTTGCTGAGGACTGATTGCACGATGGCTTCTATGGCCTCTGTGGAGGCTTCTGAGAGGGCTTCTAGGGTGTTGAGTAGTTCTGTTTGGGTGAGCGGTTTCGGTTCGTCTGTGGGGGCTTGTAGCGTTGTGGTCACATCAGGTTCAGATGTGGTCACAGGAGGGACGGTTGATGTCGTTGTTGGTGGATTTGTTGTCGTTGTCGTGGTTGTTTCTAACGGAAGCGGGAGCGTTGTGGTGGGGGCTGGTTCTGGTTCCGTTGTGGTGGTTGTCGTTGTTGTTTCGGGAACAGTAGAGGTCGTCATCGGTGGAACATAAACCGTCGTCGTCGTGGTTGTTAGCGTTGGAACATAAACCGTCGTAGTCGTTGTTGGGACTACAGTCGTTGAAGTACTTGTCGTCGTCGAGCTAGTTGAGGTAACCGTTGAAACTGTTTCTTGGAGCGTTGTTGTTGTTTGTGGTGGTGCCGTTGTGGTTGTTGGGACGGACATTTGAGGAAGACTCGAAGTCGTAGAAGTTGTTTCTTGAACTGTCGTAGTAGTCGGGTTGGTGACAGGGACAGTCGTTGACGGGACAGTAGAAGTAGAGGTCGTCGTCGTTGTTGTGGATGAGGTTGTAGATACCCATTCACCCAAGCCTAATGTCAGCCCTGTAATTGTCAGGTTGCCTGGTTGGCAGCATGAGTCAGTCGAGTACTGCTGGAATGCAAACACATCACCAGGCTCAACCTGAATCAACCGTGAACCAGATGCGCTGTTCTGATTCGCCAGCTGTGTAACAACACCATTGAGAATGATTTGTGGTGGATCAAACCACCAACCATCATTCGTCTGATACACCCAATCAAAACCCAATTCGTTTGTGTCCTCTGGGATGATGGCCTCAAGTTTCACCCAATGAGACTTCCCAGCACACGTCCCACCATCAGCACCCGTCAGCTTGAACCCACCCTCAACCGGCAAAACCTGCCCACCCTGACTAGCCAAACAAGACTTCGAGAACTCCCAAACACCAAACGTGTCAGCCTCAGCTGACGATGATGTGAAGATGAATCCTAGTAACGCAGGAACAAGGACTAACCAGCGACTACGGCTGCGGTACTTCAGGTGCAACGAAGGAATCCGAATCCTCGTCATATGTGTAACCTATGCCAGCATAAGCCCCACGAAAATTGTTGTTGTAAGAAGTCTGCAACCACTCACCTTCAATACCTAAAGAAGCGATAAACGCTTGACCTACTGGTTCTGATTCAGGGAACTCCAAACCACCACAATCAGCATTCGAAACCACTAATACTTCTACAACTTCATTGTTTGTTACTTTCGCAAAATGTGCCATGACTAAACCTTGAACCTCACATAGACAATTCCCGAACCGCCAGCACCACCGCCGTTGCCACCGCCACCACCACTTGCCGTGTTTGCTGCTGCCGTACCACCTGCACCAGTTGTGCCACCTGCACCACCAACTGATGAACCGCCCGAACCCGCACTACCGTTGTAACGCCCACCGCCACCGCCACCCGATTTGAATAATGCGCTTCCGCCAATAAATGCGCTTACGTCAAGGCCTGCGCCACCGTTTCCACCAACTGAACCGGTGCCGTTTGCACCTACTGCACCTGCGCCACCGCCTCCGCCTGCGCCGTTTCCGTCACCCAATCCAGGGCCGCTTCCGCTTGCGTTACCTTGGCCAGTTATTCCTGCTACCGAGGGTTGGTTATTTTGCCCTGCACCGGCCGAACCGCCTACGCCGTTAGTGTTGCCACCTCTGCCACCGCCAACCGCTACTGGCGCAACAGTACTGCCAATGGTTGTGCTTCCGAGTGTTGTTTGACCTCCACGAGTATCAGCTGCGCCACCTCCACCGATCGTGATGGTTTGGTTTGCACTTAAATAAATTGTTGCCGTGTTAATTCCGCCAGCACCGCCACCACCTTGATTTGCAGTTGCTTGATAACTACCACCACCACCTCCACCACCACATAGCATGACATCAAACAAACCAGATTTAGTGACAGTCAAAGTTCCAGTCGAAGTAAATACTAAATACTGATAATCGGTTCCTGAAATTGTTACAGATACGGGTGAGCCGGTACCCCCTGAAGCCACTCCATAACCAGTTGAAATATCAACCCATGCTGAACCGTTATAAACCTGCAACGATGTTGCTGTCGAATAGGCAACCATTCCAGCTGAGGGGGTTGGGATGGCTGAGGCTCGTGCAGCTGTTCCTGCAAACACCATCACGGACTGATCCATTAGGTAACCGTTAACGTCTGATGCAGTTAGGGTGTCGCCAGGCGACCAAGTTTTTCTTCCAAGACCAGGCATGATGCTCCTACTTTACACGCTCACCCAGGCTGTGCCGTTGTACACGACTAAACCTGTTGCTGTTGAATACGAAACCATTCCTGCTGATGGTGAAGGAATCGCTGATGAACGTGCAGCTGTACCAGCGAACACCATCACCATCTGATCCATCAAATACCCGTTGACATCCGCAGCGGTCAGCGTGTCTCCAGGCGACCAAGTTTTTCTTCCAAGTCCAGCCATAGTTCCTACAGTCTAGGCGACAGCAAAATCCGTGTCATCAAGTGGTGAAGAATCAAGCAAGAATGGTGACACCAACTGCACCTGACCCAACCCTAAAAACACTTCATGACGGGACGGGGCGATCTGGTGACGAATGGATTCGACCACCACGTTCTGTCGAACCACCGAAGGTGTACCAACAGCGAACCGTTTCTCCACCGCCAAAATATCGCCAATCTCCAACGAGGCCATCAACTCTTGTTGAGCAGAAGACAACCCATTCAACAACACACTTGTCTCATTGAACACCACCTCTGGTGTCTGGTACCTGCCTAGCAAAGCCACAGCCAAAGCCGAACCCGCAGCATCATTGACTAACGGCAAATTGTTTAACGCAAAGTTCTTGATCCCATACTCAGCCTGTGATGCCGTACCATTCACAACACTCAAGACACTCGAACCCTGCACCTGAACCGAGATACGATTCAACACAGTCTCAGCACCATAAAGATTATTCAACGAACGAATTGGAACATCCGTCACCGCAGTCCCACCCAACACCGCCACAGCCGTCCCAAACGAAACCTGCACACGAGGATCAAACACCAGCATCCCATCACGAGACGCATAGAACCGACCATTCTCCGAAACCTGCAAAGCCTGCAAAGCCTCCAACACGTTCGCATTATCCTCATACGCAACCGTTCCAACCGTTGCCAAACCAGGGTTAATCTCACGCAAAGCAGTCGACCAAGACACCTCATTCCTAGACAAGATTGCGTCAACCCGCTCAGACGTGAGCTGTTGCGATGGGTTGAACCCGACAAGGTTGGTTTGCGCTAACTGTGCCAAAGCATCAACAGCGAGAATCTGTGCTGATGATAATTGTGGTTCATCGTATTCAATGTTTAGGTCGTAGATGTAACCCTTGAACATCGCAGCCGTTCCAGCCGAACCACCATAAACCTCAACCGCTCGACGTGGAGCAATACCCAAATCGCCCTCGTACCAAGGCGAAGCAGTATTCAACGGGTCAAACGACCTACCAGATGCACGGTCATCAGCGAGGATGGCAAGTGTTCCGGTATTGAATGTGTCTACCTGATTCGTGCGTCCACGATTGATAGTGATGTTCTGAACATACTCAGTAATATCCACGAACTCTGTAGAACCTTCAAGGGTGTCAGTCCCGTTTAGTTTGCTGGAGTCAAGTTTGAAGATGTTGGTTTTGAACCCGACATCCAAATTGACCTTAAGGGTTTCCCCCCATATCGCTTGCTTAGCCATTAGAAAATAGAACCGATAGAACCAAACGAATACTGTCCGCCGGTGAAGTTCAGGTATTCACGCAAATACTGCTCAATCTCCTGACCAACCTGAACACCATTCGCACCCAACCCAGCATTGACAATGATGTTCATTTGACGATCAATACCAGCTACCAATTCACTAGCATTATTTGCCAAAGTACTATCAGGAACAAGGTTCGCCATCGGATTAGGCATACCACCCAACACCTTCGGATACTTCTTAATCAAATCAGCTGTTGCCTGCAACGAAGCATTGAACTCATCCTGAGCGTCCTTCGTATTCTTGACCGCTTCCTCCCAAGCCTCATACGCTGAAACCTGTTGACGAGTTGCATCCTCAACATCACGCAACGCATCATCGTAAAGAATCGAACCGATAGTCGCACCAAAAATTGCTTCATTCAACAACCGTTGCTGGTCATTCAATTCCTTAGTTGACTCGGCCTGTGAATCAGTAGCATCCGAAACTGACAACTTCGCCTCAGCCAAATTGATTTCAGCACGACGAATATCCATAGCCGAAGACTCAGGGTCTTTGCGAATCTCAGCAAGATTCTTCTCAGCATCAGCAACCGAAAACACAGCCTCCTCAACCGCATACGTCGCCCGCTCCTGCGCACGTTGAGCCTTAGCCAACTCAGCCTGCGCAGCCAAAGCCTCCGGTGAACCAGCACCAAAGCCACGCTCAATCTGAGCCAACTTAGCCTTAGCGTCAGCTAGGTTCGTATTCGCATCAGTCAACGATGCAAGCGACTTCTGCTCAGACTTCCCAGCCTTCGTCAACCTATCCTGCAAACGCTGAGACACTCCAATACTCTTGTTGTATTCATCCAACTTTTCGGTGGCCTTCTTCAAAGTCTTAGTGACCTTGCCTAAACCTTTAGTGTCATCAGTCAATTCCTCAACTGAACCTTTGAACCCGCTTTGCTGATTGATCGTGTCACGGATGCTTTGTTTGTAGTTATTGATAGGTACAGCGATTGCATCAAACTTCTTGCCTATCTCATCAACATCGATGTAATCCTTGGTTGCTTTGTAGAAGTCTTTTGCTGCGCCTACGAAGTCACGGCTGAGAAGTTTGAAGTTTGCGCTAGTGATGTAATAGGCCTTGGCTATCACGTTTATAGCGGTTGCTGCTGCAACAGCAATAGCTTTGAATACTCCTGCTACGCCTGTTCCGGCTTTGCCTGATTCGAATAGGAGTTGCTGGAAACCAGCGACCAAACCTTTTTCACCGATGACTGTGGTGACACGTTGAATCGCTGGGGCAACATTTTTAACTAAGAAGTCTGTGAACTTTTGTAGATATGGCAGAAGGGCTGCACCAATGGTTTCTAGAATCTCACCGAATTGACCAGACAAAATCTTTAATTGTCCGCTGAAGGTTCCGGCAGCGGTTTCCGCAGCACCGCCGAACTGGTCGTTCAATAGGCCAATAACTTTTTCAAAGTCTTTTGACTTTTTGGTGTTTTCGTCGAGTGGAATACCTAAACGAGATAATGCTGTGAACTGTCCCTGGCTGGCCTTAGCCAACGCCAATGTGACCGACGCAAGGTCTTTACCTGTCGCAGCAGAAATATCTTGAGCGGTATTGAGTAGGTCTTGAGATTGAGTCAGGTCACCAGTTGATCGAACTAGTAAGCCCAGCGAAGTTCTAAGTTCCACGTCGGACGTTCCGGTGCGAAGTTGTGTAACCGAGATGTACCGTTCAGCAGAAGCCGTCAACGCTTCATTGGCTCCAAAGGTTTTCTCCAGCTGACGTTGCAACTCTGCCTGCGATGCTTGGTCTTCCATCGCAGCCTTAACCGATTTAGTCAACCCAACAGCGATAGCACCAAACGCTGCGGTAGCCCCAACCGCCAAAGCACCAAACAAAGGTGAGGTCTTAGAAACCTGACTGCCGAAACCCTTGATGTCACCGGATAGAAGTTTTAGTCCTGCTTTGGCTGCAGCGGTATCAGAAATAAACTTAACAACGAACGTCCGCTCACCAGCCATGCGACGATTCTACTCAATAACAGACAACCCATTCAGTAAAGCGTTGAACTCATCCAACATCGCAGAATACAAAGCCTTCCCCGACAGACCATCCCAACGAGAAATATCTACAGGCGCATTCCACCAAGCCTCATCCAACACCTCTGAACCAGCACGACGCTGACGAGGTTGACGCACCTGCTTCGAGCGAGGCGACACAGGATTGACAACAGGTTCAACATCCAACTTGAACGATGAATCAAGTAACTCGCCATGACCCTCATGGAACTCAAACGGCTGATCTGGTGCGTGTTGAGGTAGATAGAAAATACGTGCAGGGTCTTTAGTCTGAGGGTCACCAACTAAACCAATACGGTCATGCAGCTCAGCCCACACCACACGCCATAACGAAGCAGGCACTTTCTCCGCTAATGGCAAAACGAGGTGATAGTGAGGATCGTCTAGACGATGCGAATAGGTGGAATAGGCGAACCATTCCAAGCCGTCAAGACGTGCATCGTCAAACGCTTCACCGTCCATGTCGACAACCAACGCCTCAACAAACCTGACATTACGGTTGCCTCTAGTAGTACCTAAGTCATACTCAACCGGTGACCACAACGCCCCAGCCTGCTTGACTGCGTTCTCCTCATGGAACGACAACAGCTCTTTCAACTGCACCCAAGACGAAGCCAACGGCTTCGGATAAATCGACTTCACATTCCTAAACAGAACTGCCATAACCCCTCCTCCTAGAAGGGTACCCGAAACTCAACCGAAGTCAAGCATTATCTTTAAGGGTGTTCAACACCTTCTGAATCGCAGCCAAATACTCCCTAGCGATATTCTCTTTTTCCTTACGCACAGTAGGCCAAAAGAAATACGCCGAACGCCCACGATGGCGCAAGAACTGTTTAGTCCTAGGTCGAGCCTGACCACCGAACTCAGCACCAAAGAACACGTCACCCCTGGTAACCTTGCGCTTGCGCTTGCGGTTCGGATTAGACGCTGAAACAAAACCTGACTTTGAATCTAACTTCACCGTAGGAATACGGTCACTCCTAGCCCGCATCCCCTTCATCACCTCAGTAGCCTGACGATTGCGAGTGACAGTCCCAGCCTCAACCTTGGCTTTATCCACCAACAACTGTGCGACTACCTGAGCAGATTTACGCATCTCAACATCAAAGCGTTTATCAGCCTTTGAAGCATCACGCAGAAACTCAAAGATGCCTTGTATCTGAATCGCATCATTACCACCAGTAATAGTGGCCTGACCTGCTCTACCGAAAACCGCCATAACAACAGACTACTTGTTTAGATGAATTGCTCTCCAACGCAAATAAGCAAACATCGTGAACAACATTCGAGGGTCTTCTGCCAGCAACACCGAAGGCGCAATACCTGTCTCAACAGACAAGTACGCAATCATCCAATGGGCTGACTGATCTCCAAAGGGACGATCACAGCGTCAGCTTGGTTGCCCAACTCCAAAGTCTCAACATCGTTAATCCACGAATCAAAATCTAAACCCGTCTTCTTCTGACGATGCTCCGAATGCCATGCGATAAACGCAAGATCAGTCAAGGTCAGTTCAGCTTCAAACTTCGCAACACTCTTATTGAACTTCTTTTCAAAAGCAATAAAGTCTGGGAATGTTGCCATGATGGTTCGCTTGGACTGATCCAAAGCAGAAGTCATCTCTAGAGCTATCTTCATTTTCTACCTCCGCAGGTAAGGGTTGTTAAAGAAAAGTTATGCGCCAGTACCAGTCTTAGTTACAGCACCGTCTACAGGATAAGTCACAGAGGCAGTAGCAAGGTCACCGATGGCACCCTGAATTGGCTGCCAGGTTAGGGGCAGAACGTTAAACGCATACTGCGGATTGCTAGAAGAAGCAGCACCAGTTCCGTTTGGCTTGACTGTCATTGGTACAGCAGTACCAGCGTTCCAAGCATCGTAGAACAACTTCTCAATCGTTGGGTAATCCTGATGCAGTTCAAGTGTGACTGAGTTGTCTGCAAGACCTGCGATACGAGTAACCGCACCAGACGAGCCGAAACTAGTTGTTGCTACTTCAGCTTTTGACAAGTTAAGAGTTACTGATGCTACGTAACTAGTGATGTCTTGGTTAGCTGTGCCGAAGGTGACCGCTACGTTTGTGAGAACTTGCTTTGCCATATTGGATACTCCTGCCTTCCGGCACTCGAAGATTTACTACTGAAACTCTACACGCTCGCAGGATTGCGTATCAACTAAGCGTACACCACCACACGGAAGTCAACCATCAGATACGTCGCATCGTTGCCATCCATCGTAGAGATATTCGAGGCAGACTCAACCAGCAAGTTCTGCACCACCCCACCCAACGAACGATCCGCTTCCAACGCTGCACGAACCGAAGTCGTACCCTCATAGGACAAGTACCCGTCCAAAGCAGTCTGAGCTGTGCGCTCCGCAGACCTACCCACAACCACAGACACCACGAAGATATGGGTCACTAACCCACCACGCATCGCCCCGTTGTAGGTGATTGATTCCAACATAGGCCAAGCGAACGGAGCGTTAATGTTGTCTGGTTGCTGGGCGTAAGACCGTAAGCCTGGGATATTGTCAAGAGCGTTGGCAATACCAGTCTTGATTTCGGTGACTGAGTAACTCATGCAAAAATCCGCATACGACGATACGGTTCAACCAACTGAGCCATATCAGGGTCAAGGTATCGAGACACACGGATTTGCCCCAGATCGCCAAATCCGACTACGCCCAATGGCGAGTCGTAGCGTTTGAAAATTCTTGAGGCTTGAATGATCGTTGCCTGTGTTACTGGCTCCGGCACCGAAGGCCAACCGAACACAGCAGTCACCTGAACCAAAGCCTGCTCACCATAGTTTGCATTCACCGTTGGGAACAGGTAATCACCAACAGCACGAATCTTGTCGTAACTCCAAGTCAACCCGTCAAGGTTTCCGTTCAACGGTTCAAGCTGGTAATCGGAACGACTCCATGTCAAGTCAAAAGTTCCGTCAGCCTGAGTGGAACTTTTCAAAGTCAACGCTGTTCCAGCGATGTCATCAATCGAGCAGTAGAACGAATCTTCTGCTTGGAAGATTCTTGCCTCTGCTGTTCCTGTCTGCCAGAAGCGACGGTTGCAATAACCATCAATCAAACGTGACGCTGCCCCAACACAGTTATCAATCAAGTCGTCATCAAGGGTGTCAGCCGTTCCAATGCGGAGAGCTGCCTTCACTTGGTTTCTGGTTGCGTATCCATTGGTAATCGGCATAGTGAACTGATTCTAGTTGATTGACGCTGCACCACGATACGGCACACCCTCAAGGGAATAGTTGACAAACGGATTCAACGAATACACCTGACAGGAGTACACATCCCACAACCGTTGCTTCATCGCTCGAAGGTGTTGCTCATACAAAGCCCAATGCGAATCACCAGGCACATAACCATCAACCCTGTCACGCCCACCCAAAGAACCACAGTCAGCCCCAACAAGCACAATGAACTTCGCCCCCATGTGCGCTGCAAGGTGCATAGCCCCATGAATGCCAGATGACCCGATAGTCAACTGACCTGACAACACAGGCCAATCCTTATCGTGCGGGTCAAACGATGTTCCTGGTCTTCCGGTGCGAGTACCGAACGTGGTGATCTTGGGCATGAACCCACCGAAGAATCCATCAGTACCATGTTCCTTGTATGGGGTGAACACACCGATACATTCTTCACGCATCGCCTCATGCTTGGAGTCTTCGTGATAGTGACTGAAACAGTAATAACCTTTCAAACCAAATACTGAGCCAACGAAGTTAACTGCGATGGTTATCTTGTCATCAAAGAAGTCTGGTGTCAGATAGTCGAGTGTTGCACCTGAGCCGAGAACATAGATGGTCTCGCCTTTGTGCAAGTTCTCGTAATCGTCCATAGGGTCTTGTGTGTCTAAATGGTCGAAGTCCCGATCAAGCATGTGGTCATAATTCAATCCCATCCGAGTTCCCTTCGTCGTGTTAAGTCCCAATGTCCGGCATCGGGTAAACCTGATTGCCAGCGCATGGCATGAAGCGCAGCGTTGGATGCGAAGCTCTTACCGTTGCGTTCCTGTAACTCTGGTGCAGAGTTAATCGTAGATGAGTTGTCGTGGCTTATTCGAGCGTCAGAAGTCCAGAAGGGGATATTGACTCGCTTTGCCCGTTCCTCAAAATCGTTGTCCTCAAAATAGGCAGGAACATAACATTCCGAAAACAAACCAACCTTGGCAACAACCTCAGACCCAATCCACGCACAACACCAACCAGGTGTCGCCTCAGTCAATGTCACAGAATCAGGCTGACAATCCTTGTAGAAAACCTCTAACTGTCCAGGCTCAAAGTATGCGTCAGAGTTCAGGATTATCCAGCCGTCAGCGTGTGGGGTTGCTTTGATACCGAGGTTCCATGATGGGGCGACACCGAGGTTCGTTGGCATTGACCAGACGTGATAGTTCTTGACATGGTGACGGTCAATCACCCAAGGCCAATCATGCAACGTGGACTGCCCACCATTGTCAATGACGATGAGTGTCTCCACCGGATAGTCAATGGACTGTAAGCAACGATCTAGTAGGTCATACCTGTTTAGGACGGGGACGATGATGACTGGCACCATGCAGTCAGCTCCTTCATGATTGGCTTCCAGTAAGCGTCATAAACCTTGTCAGCCCTGTATTGGTCAGCAAAGGCAACAGCCTCATCGCTCACGCCTCTAGGAGCCTCGTAGGCCTCAATCAGAGCATCCACGATGGACGGCACCTGTGGGGTGCAGAACCACGACTTCTGATGGCTATCCCAGAACGGTTGAATCGCTACAGCTGACCCAACGCCAATGAGTTCAGGTTGAGCGGTGTAGTCCGAAACGATGACCCGTGTACCGCAAGCCTGAGCCTCGATAACAGGGATACCGAAACCCTCACCCATCGAGCAAGCCAACAGCACATCCGAAGCGGTGTACAGCGCAGCCAACGCTTGCTGAGGGAAACCAGTCCGATACGCATACGGGTCAACAATCTTGTATTGCTCAGG